ATTGGGCAACCAGAGCAAAGCTCCGGAAAGCATGGTCCATTCTGATCGCCCGTTGCTTGTACGGATTACTCGCTTCGGACGCGAAGGGGTCCTTGACACGGACAATCTCGCTGGCGGCTGCAAGGAGTTGCGCGATGCGATCGCTGACGCGTTCGGTCGAACGGGTGATTCTGCCAAAGAGGGGTTCACTTGGGAATACGAGCAAAAGAATAATGATTGAGGTATGGGAGTTATAATAAGGAGGGAATTATGAGTTTAGTATATCGCGATCATGTGTTTGAAGATCCGCTCGCGGAAGTCAAAAGGCTCAAAAACGCATTCAAGAAAAAGTTTGGTGTATGGCCAAATACCTTGGAAGCGGAAGGTGATATTTCCAAACTTTTGCCAAGAAGAAAAACAGGCATAGGGGGCGGAGAATTGATGGCTAAAAAGATATTAGGAATGACTGTATGCTCTGTTGCCGGCATGAGAGACAGAAGCTTTCTTAGTGTATCATTGTATGATTATAGTCATGGTTATTTTAGCGACGATCCGGTTGGAATGCGGCGTTATGATGGAATGACGGCGAAAGATATAGAACAATCAGGAGGGCAACCATGGATAAGGTAAAGATCGTATCGTTTGACATCGAGAACGTGAAGCGCGTCCAAGCCGTCCGGGTGACTCCGGCTGAGACCGGGTTGACCACCTTGGGCGGTGACAATTACCAAGGCAAGTCGTCCTGTCTGGATGCAATCATGAACGCCCTGGGTGGCGAGAAGTTCACGCCCAGCGATCCGGTCCACGATGGCGCAAAGAAAGGCCAAACAGTTGTAGAACTGTCGAACGACATTACGGTGACACGCTCATTCACCGACAAGGGAACGTATCTCAAGATTGACGCCCCCCACAGCAGTAAGTCCGGCCAAGGGCTGCTCAACGAGTTTATCAATTCCTTCGCCTTGAACCTGTCCTCGTTTCTGACAATCACCGACAAGGCGAGGGCAGCAATCCTACTGGAAATCATCGGTGTCGACCTAACGCCTTTTGACGAGAAGAGTGCCAAGCTCGAAGCCGACCGGCTGGCTATTGGCCGGCTGGAAGTCAAGGCCAAGGGTCACGCCGAATCCATGCCTTATGATGAGGCGGCCGGGGCAACCTTGATGACTCCCACGGACATCATGGCGGAACTTGAGCGTATGGTGAATGTCAACGCCAAGAACAGGGATATACGGGAAAGAGCAGAAGCATTCCAGGCCAACATCAAGTTGCAAGTCTCCAAAATAAATCATGCTCAAAAAGTATTGTTTGATGCCGAAGAAAAAGTCAAAGCGGCAAATGAGGAATTAAAAGAGCAACAGGATTCACTCGCAAGAATGGAGGGGGAGTATAAAAAAGCAACCGAACAAACCGAATTCCTCAAAGACGAAGACACCACGGCACTCAAGACCAAGTTGGCCGAGATAGACGCCATGAACGCCCAGATTCGCCAGAACCTTGAGCGTGACAAGGCGTTCGAGGATGTTGCCACCAATCATGAAGAATATCTGAGCCTTCAACGCCAGATCGAGGATATCCGGGACGAGAAACAGGCGCTCCTGAACGGCGCTCACATGCCCCTGGAAGAGCTATCAGTTGAGAACAGCATCCTTACATATAAGGGCCACGCTTGGGATTGCATGAGCCACGCAGAGCAGCTTGTGGCTGCCACGGCTATTTGTCAGGCAATCAACCCAAACATGGGGTTTGTCCTGATAGATAAACTCGAATCCATGGATGTGAAAACACTTCGGGAATTCGGGGCATGGCTCGAAAAGGAGGGATTGCAAGCTATCACCACGCGGGTCAGCAAAGGGTCCGAGTGTTCGGTTATTATCGAAGATGGCTTGGTGGTAGGACGAGTGCCGGAAATAGAAGCAGAAACAGTCAAGTTCGATTAACGCAAATTGAAAGGGCATACAAATGATCGCTAAATTAAAGCGAGTTCGTCATCATTTTATTGGTAATGCTGATAAATGGGAAACTCGCTCATATAAGGAGAAATGCATTCATTGTGGCAAAATAGTCCGTAGAGTTCAAACTCCAAAGGAGCGCCGACGCTACTGTTCTACAAACAAAGATATAATTCAGAAATAACGCAAACAGAAAGGGAAAGCGATGAAACTCACGTCAGGTAAAATTCAGAAACCGCAACGTATCGTCATCCACGGACCGGAAGGGATTGGCAAGTCTACCCTGGCAGATCAGTTCCCGGCGCCGGTATTCATTGACACCGAGGGTTCGACGAACTCGATGAATGTAAAGCGGATGGAATGCAAGTCATGGCAGGATGTTCTTGATGCTGTTAAATGGCTCAAGACCCAGAAGCACAGTTTCAAAACCGTAGTATTCGATACCGCGGACTGGGCCGAACGCTTCTGCGTCCAGTTCCTTTGCGCCAGAGATAACAAGACCAGCATCGAGGGCTGGGGCTTTGGGAAAGGGTACACGTTCCTGTCCGAAGAATTCGGAAAGTTTCTTACTTCTTTGGACGCTCTGATTGATTCCGGGATGCACATTATCTTTGTCGCTCATACAAGCGTTAAGAAAATGGAACTGCCCGACCAGGAAGGTAGCTTTGATCACTACGAGTTAAAGTGTTCACGGCAAGTATCGCCGCTCTTGAAAGAATGGGCTGACGCGCTTCTGTTTGTGAACTACAAGGTCATCGTGACAACCGATGAAGATAAACGCTCCAAGGCTATCGGCGGCCGCAAACGTATCATCCACACCCAGCACACGGCGGCCTATGATGCCAAGAACCGATGGGAACTTCCCGACCAGATTCCGTTTGCGTTGCCGTTTGACTTTGGTGTGTTCGCCAGGGTCTTAGGTGAAAACACCAGCAAGCCCGTGGTCGAGGATTCGGCCCAGCCGGCGGCACGTCCGGGCGTGGACAAGATGCTCGCAACCGGACAGGCAACGCGGGTGCCGGTGGCGCCCGATCCCAAACCCAAGCCCAAACCCGACAAGGTAGAGCCGGTCAAGACGGCGCCGGAGGATGTCCCGCCGAACCTGTTGAAACTTATGGTTGCGGACGTGGTATTTGCCGCCGAACTCAAGGCGTATTGTGAAGAGAAATCATTCATACCGAAAGGGGGGAAGCTGACGGAAATTCCGCTTATAATACTGGGGCAAATGGTCCTGGCGTCGAACTGGGTCAAGGTTGTCGAGAAGGTCAAGGCGGCAAGGGCGTAGAAACAGCAACGTAAATCAAGAGGAGAGCATCATGAAAGATTGGGACAGTCCAGCGGATGTAGACGATACTGGCGGGAGCGTAGTGCTTAAAAACGGCGAGTATCGGTTCGTGGTTAAGTCGATGTCTAAGGAAATATCAAAGGGCGCCAAGACTGCCGGGGCGCATCAAGCCTCGCTGGTCTTGATGATGTACGACAAAAACGACGAAAACTACGAGAACAGAATCGGCACGGGGTACGATCGGTTGACCCTGCATGATAGCACTTGGGGGATGGTAGGCGCGTTCTTCCGTGCTACCGGAGATCGTAAACACGGCGAGTCCATCGTTCCTAAGTGGGACGAGGTTGCCGGGGCTTCCGGTAAGGCGGTGTTTTATCAGGACACGTACAACGGCAAGACCTCGATGAAGGTGAAGAATTACCTGTTCCCGGACGAGGTACCTGCCGAGCCCACCGAACCTACCGAGCCCGCGGCGCCGGCCGACTTCGGCTAACATTAGACAATCAGGGGCGGCTATCGGATTGCGACCTCCTAACGTGTATCCCTCCACGTTCCCGCGTCCGATAGTCCGCCCATGGGGGGAAATGAACTTACGTCCATACCAATCTGATGCCTTCGATGCCGTCTATGCCAAGTGGAAAGAGTGCCGCAAGGTTCTGGTATCTATGCCAACGGGTTCCGGCAAGACGCATGTATTTTCGCATATCGCTGCGAATGAATCCGAAGCGGGGAGCCGCGTATTGATACTGGCCCATCGTGACGAACTCATACGTCAAGCACAAAACAAGCTCAAGGATGCTACCGGGCTGGATTGTGCTATCGAGAAGGCCGAGCAGGTATCAAGCAGTAAAGACAGGATTGTTGTCGGCAGCGTTCAAACCCTTATGAATCAGAAACGATTAGAACGCTGTGGTCCGTTCAGCCTGATCGTAGTGGATGAGGCTCATCATTGCCTCGCGGATTCCTACCAACGCATATTGAACTATCTTCCTCTTGCTTATGTAGTCGGATTTACCGCCACCCCCGACCGCGGCGACCGCAAGAATCTGGGTAAATACTTTGACGCCCTGGCCTACGAATACAGCCTGCGCCAAGCCATTACTGATGGCTGGCTCTGCCGTATCGTGGCCAAGACCCACCCACTCAAGATCGACCTGTCCGGGGTCAGGATAACTTCGGGGGATTACAACGAGGGCGACTTGGGGAACGCCCTCGACCCCT